ACTCACAGGAAGAGAGCCCCCGATGTTCGGAAGCAGCAAGAAGGGCACCATCACCGGCCGGCCCGCGAAGCCCGGCGAGGTCGCCAACAAGAAGGCCAAGCCCGCCACCGGCCCCCGCACCGGCCCGGTCACCAAGGCCAAGCCCCCCACCAGCAAGTGACCAGCCGCTTCACCCGATGACGGCTGCCCCGCCCACAGGTTCCTAGGCCACCGGGCGGGGCCGCCAGACCCCTCGCTAAGGAGTCACCGTGACGGTACCCGGAGAAGCCTCCACCGTCGCCGCCGTCGACCGCGCGGCGGCCGAGCAGCAGTTCACCGAGATCTACCGCGAGCACTGGACCCGCCTGCGCCAGTACGTCTACTTCGGGGTACCGCTGGACAAGGCGCACCTTGCCGAAGACCTCGCACAAGAGGCGTTCACTGACCTGTGGCGGCGTCTGCTCAACGGGCTCGAGGTGACCCGCCCGTACGGGCTCCTGCGCAAGATCGCCGCCACGAAGATCAGTGACTACTACCGGGTCAAAAGCAACCTGGAATACAAGGCCGTCGACTTCCACGCACCCGAGGGATCGGCATTCACCGAGGCCAACCACCGGTACGCGGCCGGAGACCCGGCCCTGGCCTCCCTGGCCGCCGAGCTGGACCAGGCCATGACTCGGATGCAAGACGCCTCCGCCTCTTGGCGTGAGCTGCACCGCAGGACATACGAGCTGGACCAGATGATCTCTCACGGTTCCGGCACTTCCGCCGATACGGCAGACCTGAGGGGAAACGCCGAGACCGCGCGCCGCAACCGTGACGCCGCTCTCGTCCAGTTGCAGAAGGCGTGCGGCGCCGTAGGCACCGTCCGGGCCGAGCTGGAACAGATCGCTGGACCCAACTGGAAGTCCTCCACGAATCTTCCTGCGTCCACGATGTCCGACGGCAAAGCCCGTACGGGCTCGGTCAGTTCGGACATGACACGCACGCACTGCGATGCCGGTCACCCGCTTGACCTGGACAACTGCACCTACAGCCCGGAAGGCCGGCGCCGATGCCGGAAGTGCAGCGCAGCCGGTAAGAGCCGCCAGCGTAAGGGCCTGCCCGGCCGATTCCAGCCCGCTTCCCAAGCCGTTCTGGACCGAGCGCTGGCCGTCCTTCTCGACCCGTCCAACGTCCATCGACCGCTTACAGAGCTGGCTCCGGAGACCGGTCTGTCCGTAAACACCCTGCGCCGGAAGATCCCGGACCTTGTCGACCGCCGCCGCCAGGTCGCGATGGGTGCCGCCCAATGACCACCACTTCCCCCACCCGCATGCACGAGAGGAACCACCCCGTGACCACCGCCCCGGCCCGTCCGGCCCAGGCCGCTCCCGCCCTGCACGTCGTCACGGCCGAGGACGCCGCGAAGTCCCGCAAGGCCATCGAGGAACTCGAGCGCATCGAACGCCTGGTGACCACCGTGCTGGTCATCCTCGGGGTCGGCGGCCTCATCTTCACCGCCGTCAACGTCACCCTGTTCGCCATCAAGCACCACGTATCGACGTTCATCGGATGGATGCTGGACCCGCTGGTGTCGATCAGCCTGCTGTCCGCACTGTTCATCGACGGGAAGCTGGCCGCCCACGGCTACCGGCCCGGAGGGTGGCCGTTCATCCTGCGCTGGTTCGCCGGCCTCTCCACGTGGTTGATGAACTGCTGGGGCTCCCTGTACCCGGACGCCAAGTTCACCGGCTGGCCCGCCAACCCCGACCCGGCGGGCCTGCTGCTGCACTCCGTGATCCCCTTCTTGGTCATCATCCTGGCCGAGGCCGGAGCCGGGTACCGGAAGTTCTCCACCCGGAAGAAGGCCGAGCACCAGCAGACCGTCACGGCCTGGAAGGACCAGGAGGAAGCACGCCGCCAGACCGAGGCAGAAGAGCGGCGGCAGCGTGCCGAGGCCGACCGCGTTTCTGCGGAAACGGAGCGGCAGCGCACCGCAGATCTGATCGCGGATGAGAAGCGCGCTTCTATCGAGGCGGCAAAAGCGCGGGACCTCGCCGAGGCAAAAGCGCGGGAGATCGAGGCGACCGCAGAAGCAGAAGTGCGGCGCGCCGAGCAGGCCCGCCTGGACGCAGAAGCGCGGACGCGCGCGGACACGGAAGCGCGGGAGCAGCAGGCCCGCATCGGCCGCGCGAATGCGGACCACACCGCGGAACTGGAGCGTCAGCGGATCCTGACAGAAGCACAGGCCGACGCCACAAGGACGCAGGCCACAGCCGCCGCAGAGGTTGAGCGCGCCCGCCTCGCGGCCGCCGCGAAGGCTGCCGAGGACGCCCGCGAGGAACGCCGCAGGACCGCAGAAGCGCGGCGCGCACGAACCGCAGAAACGACCGCAGTTCTGCCCGAGGCGACCGCAGAAACGACCGCGCTTCCGACCGCAGTTCTGCCCGAGCGGACCGCGCTTCCGGTCCAGGCGGTAACCGCAGAAACGCGGAAGCCGACCGCGCTTCTGACCGCAGTTCCGACCGCAGAAACAGACGACGTCCGCGGCGCCGAAGCCAAGCGGAAGCAGATCGAGGACGCCACCTTCGAGGCTGCGGTGCTCCTCTTCATGGACTGCGCACCCACTCGCAAGGAGTTCGGCGGCCGGTACGGGCGGAGCGAGACCTGGGGTCGGGAGCGGTACATCGACGCCGAACGGCAGATGGACGACGACGCCGATTACGCGGCACGAGTGCTGACCGAGGCGCAGAAGCGCGCGGCATCCACCACCAACCCCGCCGACACCAACGAGGATGAGCAGGTATCCGCATGAACGACAGGACGACCGTGAAGTGTTCAGTGCCAGGCTGCGAGAGCGCGTCAGCCATCGTCCGCCCGCTCCCTCTGTGCGCTATGGACGCCGTACGGGTGGCGGCCGCCACTGAGCAGGGCTTGGAGGTGGAGGCGAAGATGTCCCGGGTCCAGGCCCTGGCCGCGGTGGAAGCAGATCGGCTGGCCACGACCGCCGAGCTCGCCGAGCGGACCGGCTGGCCGGCGGAGTGGGTGAAGTCCCACCGGGAGCGCCTCGCCGAGTAGCCCGTCCAGCAGGCCGCCCCGTCCAGGACCCCCGACCTGGACGGGGCTTCTTGTTGCGCTTCCCGTCACACACCGTAGTTCCCGGACGGGCAAATCGGGCGGGAAGTCTGGTGGGAAGTCCACGCTGGCCGGACCGCGTGCTCTGACCTGCGGAAACAGTCTCGCCGGATCGAATCTGGGACTTCCTCCCTACCTACTACCTACCGAGAAAAGCCCCGATCCGGGGCTCTCAGAGGCTCTGCGGGCGGGGGGAGGGAGGCTTTCGGCGGGAGGTAGTAAGTAAGAGGAACTACGCAGCGTGACGAATCGTCATCATCGGCACCCTGTGGGGCGGTTCACCGGCGGGGCGGGGCGGGGCGGAAGCGAGAACGGCCCAGGAAGCCCTCTCGCCGCGGTTCAGCAGTCTTGCGGTTCCGCCCCGCCCCGCCCCGCCGCGAGTGACCGAGCGTCAAGGCTCGCTTCATTCCTCACTCATTCACACCGCTGGAAGTCCCGTCGGGCGGCCCTGGGGTGCGGTTTCGCCAGCTTCACATCGGGAGTGAATGAGGAATGAAGCTACGCGGCGTCACGAAGTTCATCATCATCACCCCCCGAACGAAGGTGATGACGGGCCCCCAACGCGCACGCGCGACGCGCACGCGCGAGGAGACCACAGCGGTGACTCTTCGTCAAGGCGCCCAGAGACGACGAAACGCCCCCCGCGCGGCCGCTGTGGACCGAGCAGGGGGCGTTGTCACGGGTACTGGCGACGGGTGGGATCCAGGCCTGCGGCGAGCGGCACAGACGGGCTGCTGTCGCTGGGCTGCGGTGCGCCGTCGCGGCGGCATACGAGGGCGTCCGGATCATCCGCCGGGGGCTGGAGGCTGTAGCCGTCGGGGCAGGTCTGCCCGTCCTTGCCGTCCGCGCCGGCGGGCCCTGGGTCGCCCTGTGGTCCAGCCTGGCCCTGAGGTCCGGCCACGCCCGGTTCGCCCTGCGGGCCTTGGGGTCCGGTGGCACCGTCGGATCCCGAGGTGCCGGACGCGCCGGATGCCCCCGGCGAGGGGGTGATCGTGGGGGCCGCCTTGCCCGGGTCGCCCTTGTCGCCCTTCGGCCCGGGCGGCCCGGGGATGGGCACCGGTACCGCTGCACGGTCGGGCAGATCCTTGACGGCCTTGGTGGGGTCCGGGGCAACCGGTGTCCCGCCCTTCGCCTTGACCTGCTGGCGTAGCGCCCGCACGTCCCCGGCGAGGGTGGACACCGCGGTGCCGCGCAGGTCGGCCTCGGCGGCGAGCTGGTCGGCGCGCGTCGCCTCGGCCTGGACCCGCACGTACACCAGGAGTATGGCGCCGGTGAGGGCGAGCAGGAATGCGAGGAGAGCAATGGGCTTCCAGCGCTGGGCAAGTACGCGCTCGGTGCGCGTCACGGTGTACCTCCCAGCGTCTGCACCAGCAGCTTCAGCCGCGCCGTCTCCGCCCGCTCTGTGGCGAGCTCCAGGCGTAGCGCTGCCAAGTCGGCGCGCAGCTCCTTGCGCTCTTCCTGCAGCTGGTCCGTCAGGCTGTTGAAGCCGTTCACTGCGTTGCCCTCCCGCTGGGTCCGTCCGGCGACCTTCGAGCCGTACATGGCTGCCGCCCCGGCCACTGCGGCGCTGCCGATCACGCCGATTGCTGTGACGAGGGCGGCGTCCATGCCACCTCCAAGACGCTCGCACCGTGCAGGGTCAGACGCGCTCGGCGATCGACGCCGAGTTCTTCACGCCGGTGGCGCGCGCGAACAGGCCCTTCAGGAGGGAGCCTGCGGCGGCGATCCCGGCCGCGGCCATGGTCTGCCAGAAGCTGGCGTGGAACATGTCGGCCGGGCCTGCCGAGATGGCGATGCCGCCCGCGGCGACGATGAACGTCGCGCCGACGCGCTCGGCGAGGTCGATGGCGTAGGTCTGCGCGGTCTTCGCGACCGTCTGCACGTTGGGGAGAGAAGAGCTGGACATGGGGTTCCTTCCAGGTCAGTCGGTGACGGTGAAGCCGTGCCGTGCGGCGAGCAGCTTCAGGGAGGTCTTGCCGGGGATGCCGTCGGCGGCGCTGCCGCTGTAGCCGCCTCCGGCCGGGGAACGCTGCCAGCGGGCATACGCGGTGACGGTGAGGGAGCCGAACGAGCCGTCGACGTACTGGCTCGACAGGAGCCCCTCCTTTTGGAGGGCCTTTTCGACGAGTAGGACTTCGGCCCGGTAGCTGGTGTGGCCCTGCGCGGCGGCCGGGTCGTGCTTCGCCGCGTACACGACGTGCGCGAGGGACACCCGCGGCTTGGCGGCCGGGGGCTTTGCGGGCTCCGGAGTGCCGGGCTCGGGTGGCTTCGGCTGGGTCGGGAACGCGGGCCACGTCAGCGGGTCGTCGTGCTGGTTCTCGGGGGTGCCCTTGTGCGGGTACCAGCCCGCCTTGGTCTCCCACGTGTGCTCGTCGCGGGTGCACTTCTCCGGGCGCCCGTTGGGCCAGGCGTCCGGGACACCCCAGGACTTCACCCAGGTGTGCAGCTCGTCCCAGCCCTTGCACGGGGTGTCGTCGAGCTGCGCGTACACGGCCTTCCCGACGCGGCAATAGGGGAAGAACAGGGCTTCGATCTGGATGACGCAGCTGCCCGCCCTGTTGGTGCGGGTGCCGCCAGCGAGGTCAACCAGGCTTTTCGAGCGGGAGTTGGCGGGCACAAACTGCGTGATCCGGCCGGTGAACGGGTCCCAGAGGATGTGCGGCGCGACAGTCTTGCCGCCCTCGGAGAAGTAGGCGCGCAGGTTCTCGTAGGGCACCAGGTCGATCGGCTTCGCTGCGGTCGCGTTCTTGTCCCACGTGATGTGGGCGATCGCTTTGGCGGGGCCGCCGTCGGTTGGTGCGTGGTCGCCTATGTCGAGCCGGGTCGCCCCCGGCATCCACAGGTCAGGCATGCGGGCCCCTTTCTGGGCATGAAAAAGGCCCCGGCCAGCGGCTCGGGGCTCGGGGAAGGGTGAGTCAGGAGAAGACGGGCTGCGGGTCCAGCAGCACCGCGGAGACGATCGTCATGTGCTGTCGGCAGAGGCCGCACTCGACGATGACCGTGCCGGCGTTGGAGTAGCAGGGGTTGACCTCGAACTCCTTGCCGCTGTTCACGCACGCCTCGTTGTCGTCGCGGGCCGTGACGTCGTAATACAGGGCGGGCTCGAAAACGGGGGGCGTGCTCATATCCCCATCACCATCCAGCTGATTCCGGTGCTTGTGTTGTTCGTGCGGGTCAGCCACACGGTGAGGCCGGTTGCGCTGACGTTTTGGACGCCTACGCCGGTGACCTGGGTGCCGGGCACGGTCGACTGCGCTGTGGCGAAAGCGGTGAAGGTCGTGCCCATGAGATTCAGGCCGGTGACGTTGAACGAGGTCGGCACGTTCGCGACTGGGGTGATGTTGATCGTGCCGTAGGCGATGTTCGACGCGGTGAAGACGCCGAGGACGTCCATGTTGCACTGGTTGCTGTTCTCGGCCTGCACGTAGACGTAGGGGCTGCCGCCCTCGAACGTGCTCTCCAGCGTGAGCATGGCCCGGTGGGCGGTCGGCGCGACGTTCCCCGAGGTCAGTATGAGGTCCGTGTACTGGAACGCGTCACTGTCGTAGGTGATCCCGGCAGGGACGGCGACCTGCCCGTCCTCGACGGGCCGGAACTGCAGCTCTCCCGAGGACAGGTAGGCGGACATGTTGATCGGGTCCTGCAGGCCGCGCGTCCACAGCCCGCCCCCGCCGTTCCCGGCGTCCGGTCCCAGCTCGGCCAGCAGGGTCGTGCCGTCCTCCGCATAGACGCGCAGCGTGCCGACGGACGCGGCCGTCATGCGCCGTGCCGCCCGCAGCTCCCTCATGTCGCGTTCGAGGGTGGCCAGCCGACGGGCCAGCGAGGTGGCGTCCGGTGGCAGTTGGTCGATCTGGCGGGGCATTCAGCCCTCCTCTACCAGGATGGGCCGGACGCGGTCGGCGCCCGGGTCGAGCTCCCACGACCAGCAGCGGGCCACGGTGTCGGCGCCCTGCGGGTGGCGGGGCGAGCGTTCGACGGCGAGGTGGATGGTGTCGCCGAGCCCCCAGTCGCGGCCGAGCCGGGGCGACCGGGAAGCGACCGCATCGAGCGTCCACACCTGGCCGCCCTGCGCCATCAGCGCCAGCGACTGCGCGGCATGGGCGTTCAGCTGGTCAGGGTCCGTCACGCCGGTCGCGGGCGTGAACCTGTACTCCCAGCGCGGCCAGCCCGCAGCAATGAGCGCGGTCGCCTCGTGCGGAGTGGACGTGAGCCGGGACGATCCCTCGCCCTCGCCGCGGGCCAGGACGACCGTTGCGCCCTTCCCGTCTTCGTAGGACTCGGTCAGGGTGTACGTCGCGACGCAGCCCGGGAAGTCGAACGTCGTGGACGTGGAAGCCTGGACGCCGATCTTCGGGCGGACGCGCAGAGGGAACTGGAAGCCGCTGTGGGTGGCGTTCCAGACGACGTCGATGGTCCACTCGGGACCGGCGTCCAGGCCCATGACCTCCTGCAGACAGGACAGGATCGTTTTGTCGTCGCCGTCCTGGGTCGTGTAGTCCATGACCACGCCGGTGCTGGGGGCGTCGATGACGATCGGCGGCCCGTTCGTGAGTGCGGGCGTGACGAGCGCCGAGATGACGGCGGCCTGGTCGGTGCCGATCAGGGTCTGGGCCCCGGGGTACCGGCCGTTCAGGTACCGCTCCAGGGAGGCCGCGCCGAGCTGCACGCTCTCTGCGCTTCCGGCCTCTCTGGTCAGGACCGCTCCGGCCCATACCGGGGTGTCGGTGGCGGTGTCGACGGCCACCAGCAGGCTGCTGCCCGGCGTCGTCGCTTCATCCCAGTTCGCGGCGGCGCCGTTCAGGTTGAGCTCGGCCTGCAGAGTCGTCGCGTCTCCGAGCTTCCGCACGAGCGCCCCGGACGGCTTGAACGAGGGCAGGTCCTCCACGATCCCGCCGGCGCCCAAGTCGCAGCCGTACCAGGCGAGCTGATAGGGCGTCTCCGTCATCAGACGGACTCGTAGGAGCCGGTGATGCGGACCTGGCTGCCGTTGGCCATGGTCTCCGGCACGCCCTGGCTGTGGAAGGCCAGCCGGCAGTCACCCAGCGCGGGCGGGAAGAACGTGGAAATGCTCGTCGCGGTCGGCGAGATGACGGTCTGTCCTGCCCACCGGTTCGTGCCGAGTAGCTGGGCGCCGCCGATCATGGAGGCGCCAAGGTTGGCGGCCGCGAAGGGTGGCATTGTCCAGTTGTAGTTGCCGGACCCGTATGTGGTGGTCGACCCGCAGGTGAGGTTGATGTGGAAGATCACCTGGCGGCCGATCTTCTGGTAGCGGCCGATCAACGTCCCGTTCCCGGGATTGGGGTTGGTGGTGGAGCCCGTCCACACCGGCGTGTACGGAATCCAGGCGCCCGGCACCTTGTAGTAGGTGTCCCAGGAGGATCCGTTCCAACGCAGCAGGTCGGACCCGTTGTCGTAGAACTGGCCCGTGTACGGGCTGGACGGCGCGGTCGCGGTGGGCAGGATGCCGCCCGGTGCCACGGTGTTCGGGCGGACCGTGGTGTTCACGGAGGCGGTGCTGCCGTTCGATACGGACAGCACGGTGATGTTGGCGAGCGGCATATAGATCTGCGTGCCCGCCGGCGTCGGGGCGACGGGCGTCGACGACGGGGTGCCCGCCAGGTAGACGATGTCGCCCTTGGCCAGGCCGGACGCGTCGACGGAGTTGTCCCACACCCTCAAATAGACCAAGTCGACCCTGTTGAGGGTGGCGTGCGGCGCCGTGTACGTGCCCGGCGAGACCGAGGACGGGAATGCCACTCGGTACACGCCCTGGCCCGAGTAGCCGATCGCGGCCACGCCCGCCGAGCAGTTGATGGTCGTGCCTGCCAGCGTGACCGTGAGGCCCGGGTCGCCAGGCCGGACGCCGGACCGGGAGCCGAGCGCGGTCCCGTCGGTCATGACCGACATTGCCTCGGCGTTGCGGGCCTCCAGGCCAGAGAAGGTCAGGCCGTCGATTGCCCATACGTCTACCGGCATAACTGCCTCCTCACATCCAGGCCGAACGCCATGCGGCGGTCAGCATCGCGGTGCCGTTGTAGGTGGAGCTCTGGAACTGGTAGTTGACGGCCGACGGCCCGCTTGCCGTGGCGGCCGGGATCGTGGGCCAGCCGGACGCGACGGTCATGAAGCGGCGACGGGAGACGCTGCCGTTGAGGAACACGGTGTGGGCGTCGGTGTCGATGGTGAGGACGTCGCCGCTGGCCAGGTCGATGGAGTAGATGAGCTGCCGCACCGTGCCGTCCGGGTAGAGGGCGGAGACCACGGGCGCCACGACGGGCCCGGTGATCGTCAGGACCGGCCGGGTGTCCATGGAGCCGGAGTTCGACGCGTTGATCTGCCCGGACACGGTCGTCGCGGAGAACGCGAGCGGGAACGCGGCCGGGAACACGAGGCCGCCGGTTGTGGCCGGCAGGCCCGTCGTCCCGGACTGCAGGGTGGTGCTGTAGCGGCGCGGATCGGCGGCCGTCACC